CAAAGGAAAGGATTATATCGTAGGTGACGTGCTCACGGTGCCTGCATTTTATGCAGGCGGAACAGCCACAACAAATTCGACGGTAAATGTGGCAACAATCTCTGCGGGTGCTTATGGGACACTTCCTTCAGGGCACACTTATAAAGGAATTAATATTTCCTCTATTCCAAAGACATTGCCTTTTTCGGGTATTATGACCCAAGGTGCAGTTAATTCTGTTCCGATGAAATACCCTATTGCATCAATACTTGCAGCCTTTAACACGGCTGTACTAAACCGTATTCATTTCTTAAATGATAATGAATAAAATATTTGTATCGGACTCTGAATAATAAAAAATTATGGAACAAACATTATTTTTTGAACAGGTAAGGCAGTTCTTTCCAGGAATTGCTCAGGACACCGTAACTCGTCTGAATAATTCCTTAAACCCCAATGTGCTAAGTTATACGCACAGGCGGTTTTTGACGAAAAGGTTTACGCCAAACATGAAATGGGAAAGCCTTTCTGTTTCTGCCAATATCGTTGGAGCCGATGTAATAGCAATGGATTCCAGTCTTCCTTTGAAGAAAAGGGATAGCCTGGGAAGGGCAGCCGGCGATATTCCTAAAATGGGTATTGAACTTGCTCTGAGGGAAAAGGCGCTGACAGAGTTGGACATTCTGGCTTCAATTCCAGATCAGAGGTCAGAAATTATAAGGCGAATATTTCAGGACACACCAAGAGTTATTCAGGCCATTTTTGAAACATTGGAATATATGTTTCTTAAAGGTCTTTCAACAGGAGTAGCAACGATAACTGATACCGTTAATACCGGATTAGAAATTGATGTCGATTACGGGTATCTAGCTGCTAATAAGTTTAAAGCCCTTACGGCAATATGGTCAACAATAGCAACAGCAACACCGCTAACGGATTTAAAGCAGCTTACAACTAAAGCCCGCACAGACGGTAACAGGGTTACAACCTTCATGATGGATCAGGCTACATTCCTGCTAATGTCATCTACACCTGAGGTAAAAAATTTATGGGCTGCACAAAATAATTTCTTTGGCACAACAATACCTATTCCAACTCTTAACCAGGTGAATGAAGCAGCAACAAAAGCTACACTAGGATGGTCAATTGAAATTGTTGACCGTTCAGTTGTTTTTGAAAAGAACGGAGTTAAGACAAGCCTTGTACCATGGGCTACAGGTCAGGTTATAGGAAGGACCACTGATGATCTTGGGACAATTACCTGGGGGCAGCTTGCAGAAATGAATCACCCTGTATCAAATGTAACCTATGAGAGGGCAGATGAGTTCATTTTGGTATCCAAATACAGATTAAATAGGCCTTCACTTGCGGAGTTCACAAGTTCGCAGGCTATGGTATTGCCGGTTATTAACGGCGTGGATGCTATTTACAAATTAGACACAACAACGACTTAATAAATTAATGGCAAGAAAAGCGTACCATAATCATAGTCCTGAAGTTTCAAAAAAAATACCGGATACTTCACCTGCGGATGCAGAAAAACAAGGTCATTATGAAGTTGTAACGACTTTTAGTGATTATGGAGGCAGTGAAGTAACCACGTATACGGAGGGCGATGATGTAAGCCATATCCCTGAAAATAAGTTGAGAATATATGAAGAGGCCGGGTACGTTAAAAAAGTTCTTTGATGACAAACCTTGAAGCTTTACAATCCGTTGTGGATATTCCGCAGATTTCAATATTGACACTTACAAAAGTTTTGATTGATGCGGAAATAGACGGAGCAGAGAGTTATGTTTCTGGCAATGCTTCAAAGATATATTCGGCAGCGGCCGCAGTACTGAGGACATTCATGGTTTCTTCAGTTTCAGAAGGTGGATATTCAATCAGCTTTGATCGGTCAGCAATCGAAAAGAAAATAGCCGTGCTTGATGGATCTGTAGTAAGAGGTGTTGAAAGATTAAATATTTGACAAAGTGCAGTATCCTGATATTATAAGTTTCAGCTATAGTGGAGAAGGAACAATTGGAACAACGGGTAATTGGACGGCCGGGTCGAACGGATCAGTAATAACAGGAAGTTGCAGATATGAATCAAGCGGAGGAAACGGGTATATAGTTGTCGCAGACGGAACAAGGATAAGTTACTCAGGAATTATTTACATGCCAGGTGACGTGCAGATGATAAAACAAGGATCAAAAGTTACGGTAACTGAACAAAGAGAAGGGCAAGCGGATAATGTAATGGTAGTAAAAGTATTGAGGTTTCATCGTGGACAATTTAATGCAAGGATATGGGTCTGACGCCAAAATTCACACAATCTGACCTTCAAAAAATGATAGCCGAAAAAGTAAAGCGAGTTGAAGATGCAATTTTACTCAGGCTTCAAAGAATAGGAGAGCAGTTCATAACGGATGCAAGGATAAACGGTAGTTACACAGACAGGACAGGTAATTTAAGAAGTTCGATTGGTTATGTAGTTCTTCGAAATGGGGAACAATTTTCAAGAGGTGGATTTGAACTTGTAAAATCTGGAAGCAATGGCACTGAAAAAGGTGCGCAAGTTCTTTCAGAAGCTATAAGTAGGTTTCCTACTGGTCTTTGTTTAATAGTTGTAGCCGGAATGTCGTATGCTGCAGCCGTTGAGTCAAAGGGATTCGATGTACTTACAGGAAGTTCACAAACGGCTGTCATTTCTTTAAAAGAAGCAATGGATAAAATAAGAAAGAAAGTAGCATGAAAACAACCTTAGACCTGGAAGATGTTGTTTATGATCAATTGAAATCCGGTACTCTTATAACGATAATAACAGGAGTTCTTAGAAAGGGAGATAGGCCGGTAAGCAGTGAGAAAGAAGATGTGACTGTAAATTCTCTACCTGTTACCTCACAGCAATTACAGTCTGCAATTGTGAACGTGAATGTGTTTGTACCAGATCTTGAAATTGTTGAAGAAGGCAAAGTAAGTTTTGAAAAAGATCATGCAAGGCTTTTAGTATTAACTAACCAGGCGATAACAGAACTAAAAGACAAGATTAAAGGAGAATATACTTGGGACATTCAACAGCAGAATGTTTTTAAAGATAACGAGAGTCAAAGTCATTACGTTAACATAAGATTACAATTTTACGTATCAAATATTTAAAAAATGGCACAAAAAGCAATAGGTCTTACCAGTATCTTAATGGGATCGATAGCAACTGATGGAGGCATGGGCACAGCCCTTACTCAAGTTGGAGCGACCGTATCAGACAGTGCAGCTATAACTACTGCAGAAGGAACTAAGACCGATTTTAATATTGAGGAATCAGATAATCCTTTTTTCTCTATTGAAAGCACGCCGGGAACAAAACAACTTGCCTGGTCAACTTATGATGTGGACTTAAATACACTGGCAAGGTTCTGGGGTGGATCTGTTTCTGCCACAGTAACTTCTGTTCTTACACTTGGGGCTTTAACGGCAGGTTCTGGATATGTTAACGGAACTTATTATGATGTTCCCTTGACAGGGGGCACAGGCACAGGCGTAAGGGCTACTGTGACAATAGCCGGCGGACTTGTTACTGCGGTTGTAATAACTTACGGAGGTACAGGATATACTGCCGCTGGTTCTCTATCTGCTGCCAATACAAATTTGGGTGGTACTGGTTCAGGTTTCGCAATAGTTATTTCAACTGTTGGAGCCGGTTCTGAGGCATGGCTGATGCCAGATAGTTTGCCCGTTATTGAAAGATCAATTTTGATAACTACAAAAGACTTATGGCAAATTGCTATTCCAAGGTTATCGATTACTGCCAGAATGCAGTGGAATTTAAAGAAAACCGCACTTGCTCAAATTGATATTAGCGGGACGATTCTTAAACCAACAAAAGTCGGAGAGCCATCAACAACATTTTACGAGCCGTTAGTTTAATTTTTTTATAATCACAATTAAAACATTTTTTTATGCCTTTAGATGTAATTTGCAACACGGATCAAATGGTGCCAATTATTGTTAACCCTACAACAGCAAGCGGTAAGCCTGCAAAG